GCTAAGAGGAGCATTCCGCCATGACTGACGAAATCAAAAAAGCGGTTGATACCATCAACACCGCATTTACCGAATTTAAGGCCGCAAACGACGCGCGTCTGAAAGAGATCGAAAGCAAAGGCGCGGCTGACCCCGTGACCGAAGCCAAGCTGGCCAAGATTGAGGCAGATTTGGACGTTGCACAAAAGAAGGCCGATGAGGCTGTGCTGTCTGCCAAGCGCCAATCACGCATTGTGACAGATGCAAAAGGCAACGATGTTGATCTTGACCAAAAGGCGTTGGCATGGGCCGATATGATCGCCCGCAAGTCCGGTTCGCGCGCGTCCAACTTCGGCGCAAAAGAGCTTGACGGCTACAAAGATCAATTCATGTCCTACCTGCGCAAGGGCGATCAGGTCATGGGCGCAAACGAAATGAAGGCGCTTTCCGTTGGGTCTGATCCTGACGGCGGATATGTCGTTTATCCCGATATGTCGGGCCGCGTTGTGACCAAGGTATTCGAGACTTCGCCAATGCGCGCGTATGCTTCTGTGCAGACGATCAGCACTGACGCGCTTGAGGGCTTGTTCGACTTGGACGAGGCATCATCCGGTTGGGTTTCTGAAACTCAAGCCCGCGCTGAAACAAGCACGCCACAGTTGAAAACATGGCGCATTCCGGTGCATGAGTTGTTCGCATTTCCAAAGGCCACGCAAAAGGTCTTGGATGATGCTGCAATCAATCTGGAAGCTTGGCTGGCTGGCAAGGTTTCCGAAAAGTTTGCCCGTGATGAAGCTAACGCTTTTGTCACAGGCGACGGCGTATCCAAGCCTCGCGGGTTCTTGACCTATGCAACCGGCACCACATTGCCCGGCACGATTGAGCAAGTGCCAACTGGCGTATCCGGCGCGTTTGCCGCTGCACCAAACGGCGGTGACGTGTTGATTGATGCGCTGTATGGCCTGAAGGCTCAGTATCGCGCCAATGCCACATGGTTTATGAACCGTGCGACCACAAAGACCGTGCGCAAGCTGAAAGACACTGACGGGTCTTACATCTGGGCGCCAGGCATTGCAGCCGGTCAGCCTGCTTCGATCTTGGGTTATCCAATGGCGTCGTTTGAGGATATGCCAGATCCAGCCGCTGCGTCGCTTTCGATTGCGGTTGGCGATATGCGGGCGGCTTACCAGATCGTTGATCGGGTCGGCATCCGCGTGCTGCGTGACCCCTACACCGCCAAGCCTTACGTTGGCTTCTACACAACCAAGCGCGTCGGCGGCGATGTCGTAAACTTTGAAGCGCTCAAGCTGGTCCGTTTTGGGGCTTAACAAAATCAGCCGGGGGTGATCCTGCCCCCGGCAATTCTAACGCATAAGGAGTAAATCAATGCGTGATGGTCTTTCAAATACCCAAGTGATCCGGGGGGCGGATCAAACATTGTCGGGCGTAACGCCCAACGCTTCGGCGGCTTTTGATGTGCGCGGATTTAGCACTGCTGTTTTCGATTTGGAAACTGGCGCTGTGACTGATGCTGGCACGGCGGCAGGCTTTACGCTGGTGCTGCAACATTCCGATACGCTGGTCGGGGCCGACTTTGTTGCTGTTCCTGCTGGCGAGTTTTCGGGTTCGGCTTCGGTGTTGCTTGATGCGGACGATAATATCATCGCCGGGTCGATTGGCTACAACGGCAATAAGCGGTATGTTCGCGGCGTCTTTACTGGCACCACTGGCACAAACGCCGTTGTCCACGTCAAGGGCAACATGGGCAAGCCTCACCGCGCGCCTGTTACCCGCGTTGGCGCTACAATCGCCACCACCTGAATTTAGAAGCGGGCCGCTACGGTGGCCCGTCACTAAGCACAGGAGGCACCATGAAAGCCGTATTGCATCAAGATTGGGCGTGCGCCCCAGAAGGCCACACAACCCGACGATATATCGCGGGTGATGTGCTGGAAGGCAAGGCCGCTGCAATGGCGATAGATGATGGCGTTGGGTTTAATCCAGTTGAAGAAACCAAGGTATTGCCGGTGATGGAAACTAAGCGCAAGCAAATCAAGCAAACTAGGGGCGGCAAGTAATGGCACAAAATACAACCAAGGTAATCCCGACCGGCGCATGGACGCAGTTAACGGATGCGGACGTAACGGCGATTACATTCCAAGTTCGCCCGACCGCGTTCGGGGTGTTTATCAAAGGCACAACCGACGCAACCGCACCGACAAATACGGATGGCGCGGTTTATTATCCGCCAAATTCTGGCGAGGCAAACATATCGCTATCTGATTTGTTCCCCGGCCTTGCTGCGGTTCGGATTTGGGCTTTGTCGGACGCTCCTTCCCTTGTTATGGTATCGCATGCTTAACATTCAATCACCGCTGTCTGGTATTCGTTCGCCTTTTTGGCGGCGTGGTGGCTTTTCCCGTGGTGGCTTTTCCCCCGCTGTACTATTCGCCAACAACGAACCCGGCGTATGGTATGACCCTTCTGACCTAAGCACCCTATTCCAAGACACCGCTGGCACTACGCCAGTCACTACACCGGGGCAGACTGTTGCTCTGATGCTGGATAAGTCCAAGGGGCTGACGCTTGGGCCTGAGTTGGTGACGAATGGGACGTTTGATACTGATACGAGTGGGTGGACGCCGACCAACGCAACGCTATCAGTTTCAAGTCAAAGATTGCGAATTACAAAGCTGTCTACATATTTTAGCTCTGCGGCTCAGCAAATCACTGGTTTAGATGCAAGTAAAACATACCAACTTACTTTAAACGGGTATGTTGGTTCTGCTGAGGTAAGGGTTATTGTAGGTAGCGGCATAAACTCAGGGGGAATTTATGACTCGGCCCAATCCGCTATAGACATCTCTCCTACCGTTTTAGTAACTGGAAAGACTTCATTTTGGGTTACTCTTTTGGCTTATGGAGGCACTGGAACATACCTTGAATATGACAACATCTCCGTCAAGGAACTCTCCGGCTTCCACGCCACTCAACCCACGACAGCGGCACGTCCTACCTATCAAGTTGATGCAGGCGGGCGGGGCTACCTGTCCTTCGACGGTGTTGACGACTGGATGGTCACTCCCACGATCACGCCGGGGATTGATAAGGTGCAAATCTTTGTTGGGCTTAGGAAGCTGAGTGATGTGGCAGGTTTTGGAATTATTGCTGAATACGGACCACCGACTGCCGGAACCTTTAGCCTAACGGCACCAGCAGCCGCAGGGACAGATACCTATCTTTGGTCTTCTCGCGGGTCGATTGTTATTGGGACGGCTGACTCTGTTTCCGTGTCCGGTTATGCAGCACCCATTACGAATATCCTTACGAGCGTGGGCGAAATTTCAACTGACACAATGATTTTGCGCGTTGACGGAGCGCAGGCTGGATCGTCATCTTCCAACCAAGGTGCAGGCAACTATCTCGCATACCCCATGTATATTGGACGCCGAACAGGGACATCTTTACCCCTCAACGGCCAAATCTACAGCCTCATCACCCGCTTCGGGGCTAACCTTGAGGTGGCGCAGATCGAAAGCACCGAAGCCTATGTTGCGGGTAAGACAGGAGTTGATCTATGAGACGCATAACAATCGCCTGCCCCGCAGCCCACACTGACGATGCAAATCAGTTGGCCATGGTCTTGGGCTACGGTCCCGCTGATGGTCTCACCTACTCCAACGTGGGGTATCAGGACGCTCTGGGCAATCTCTACGCCTGTGCATCCCTGCCCGTAGGGGATAGCTTCGTTAGCACAGCCACAAGCCAGCTACAGCGCCCTGAGTGGGATACCGAGGAAGTCATTGACATGGATAAGGCTGCACAGGCTCAAGGGCTTGTGTTGCTCTGGATGCCTAATGAAGATTACCCTTACCCGCCACAAGCCAACCCTAGCCAGATTGTAGCTACCCTTGGTATGGGTGGTCAAGAAGCAATCTCTGCTATGGGGCTAACGGCAATCAATAATGAGGTAAACCAATGAGCCTACGCGCGCGCACCACATTCACGCAGTATCGCGGCCATGCGATTGTAACGCTGCCAATCGTTGAGCCGGTAACGGCGGCTGAATTGCGCGCGCATTTGGCCGAGACTGAAACCGCATTGCCAGACGCAGAGGCAAACGATCTAATCGCAACGGCGCGGGAGATGATCGAGGAAACAACCGGCCTTGCCATGATTAGCCAAACGTGGCGGCTGGTGCTGGACGCTTGGCCTTCACAGCGGGCAGAATGGTGGGATGGCGTTCGCCAAGGCGCGATTGCGGACATCAACGGCGCACCGGATTACGTCTATTTGCCGCGCTATCCATTGGCATCAATCGACGCGGTGACGGTCTACGACGAGGCAAGCACGGCGGCATCCGTGGTTGTGGCTGATACGTTTGACGTTGACACATATCAAAAGCCTGGCCGCATGGTTTTGCGCAGCGGGGCGACTTGGCCAATTGCTTTGCGTGGGTCGAATGCGATTGATGTGGATTACATCGCGGGCTTTGGATCAACGGCTGCAAGCGTGCCGCCAACACTGCGCAGGGCGGTCAAACAAGTAGCCGCTTACTTGTATTCCCATACAGGCGACGACTGCACACCTGACGACGCCTTGGGCGCTGCGGGGGCGCTGCTGGGCGCGTATCGGGTGAAGCGGATATGAGTTATCCAAAGCCGTTTGATATTGCCACGGGCGGGGCGGACGGGTGGCGCTCAATCAAGGTTGAGGGCCGCAATACCGCCGTCGGGCAGACGTTTGTACCAATCACGCCTGCGGGGATATATCAAACGCCGCAATTAGGTGGCGCGGTACAGTTGCGCATTAGTGCGGGTGGCAATGCCAACGATACGGCGGCGGGCTTGGGCGCGCGTGAAGTGCTGCTATATGGCATTGATCAAAACGGTTTTGAAATCACAGATACAATCGTAACGGCGGGCGCAAGCGCAAGCCTGCCAAGCGCTCGCACATTCATGCGGCTTCTATCGGCGCGGGTATCTAAAAGCGGGCGGTATGCAAACCAAACAACCGCATCGCATTTTGCAGATATCAATATTGAAAGCACCGGCGGCGCGGTTTGGGGTTCAATTCCGCTTAACGGTTTCGGTGAGGCTATTTCCCGCATTGGGGCATTTACCGTTCCAATTGATTACGAGGCGTTCCTGATCGGCGTTCGGGTCAATGCAAGCGCCGGTAAAACAGTTGATGCAATCGTATTCAAGCGCGAAGGCATTCTGCAAACCGCACCGCCTTACGATCCGATGGTTGTCATCACGTCATTGTTCAACCTGACTGGCTTTGAGGATTTGGGATATGAAGCGCCGATTTATTTGCCGCCGCTAACTGACATTGGTATTATGGCGGTTGTTGATGTGCAAACGGCGCGTGTGGGTTCTGGGCTTGGCTTGCTACTTCGGAGGGTGCGATGACTTGCTGCAAATATAGCGCTGGTAAAATGCGCGAGCCGGTTACGTTCCAGCGCATGGGGGCGGCGACTAACGTCGACGGGAACGTGGTGGCGGGGGCATGGGCCACGATTGCAGGCGCACCCACGCGGGGCATGGTCAGGCCGCTGTCAGGCTATGAGGCATCGCAGGCGCAACGGTTGAGCGCTGAGGTTAAGATGCTTGTCGTGGTGCGTTATACGGCGGCTTTGCGTGAGGCTGACAGCGTGCTAATCCGTGGCTTGCGTCACAATATCCGCTACATCAAGAATGTGGATTTTGATAACAAGTTTCTTGAGATTGATGTTGAAGGCGGGGTGGCGGTATGACCGTCACAATCCAGATCGAAGGCATGGGCCAGGTTCAAGCCGCGCTGCGCAAGTTTGGCAAGGCGGCTGTGGACGCAATCGGCAAGGACGTGACGGCAACGGCGCTGGATATTAACACGGCGGTAAAGAAGGCAATCCAGCGCGGGCCTAAGACGGGCAAGACGTACACGCGCGGGAATGTTGAACATACGGCATCTGCGCCGGGCGAGGCACCGGCGACCGATACCGGCACGCTCGCATCATCGGTGTATTTCAAGCAAGACACCAAGATGAGCGCGACCATCGGCAGCCGCTTGGCATACGCCTATTATCTGGAATACGGGACAAAAAAGATTGCGCCGCGTCCGGTCTGGCAACCTGAAACGATCAAGGGCCAAACCAAGCTAAACGAGCGCGTGCTAAAAACATTGGAAAGGCTTGCCAAATGAACCCGATTGAATTGCAAACGGCAATCTTTGCACGGCTGAATGACACTAGCGTCACTGCTACGCTTTCCACCGCTTACGGCGTCACGGCGGTATTCAATGAGTGGGTGCCACAATTGACAGATGGAGGAGATCCGATTGGCTTCCCGTTTGTGACAATGTCTTTTCCCACGTCAGGATCATTCGATGATAAAGACGCAATCGGGCAAAACACAACCGTGCAGGTTGATGTATGGGCGCGGACCAACGGCACCAACATCAAGGCGATCAGCAAGGCGGTCTATGATCGGATGCACAGGCAGGCGCTTGGCGTCACTGGTCACATCACAACCGAATGCACGGCAATGGTATTTGAGCGCGACCCCGACGGCATCACGCGCCGTTGCCGGATGTCGTATCGCGTTCTTTCCATAGTCTAGCGCGCTGCTAAATGATATGTTATAACGTAACAGACACAGCTTAGGAGGCTTTCGGAATGGCGGCAGGATCAGGGCGCAGAGTGCGCATTTCTAGCGGGACTGGAGTTGCCGCCGTGGCAATCCTTGGATCGCGCAGTGATACCCTTACAATCAACAACGAGCCTATTGACGTGACGGACAAGGACGATGCTGGTTGGACCACATTGCTTGCAGATGTATCCGTGCGCAATGTCGGCTTGGCCGTTGAAGGCGTCTTGAAGGATGGCACGCTTATGGCCGTTGCGATGGGCGCTGGATCTGGATTGCTTTCGGATTACGAGGTTGAGGTTGAAACCGTTGGCACGTTTACCGGCGATTGGTTCCTTAGCTCGTTTGAAACAGGCGGCGCACATGATGGTGAAAACACATTCAGCGCATCGTTGGCATCGTCCGGCGCAATCGTTTACACGGCTGTATAATGGGCGTGTTTCGCGAGATCACGATTGAGTGGGATGGGGCTGAATATGTGTTCACCCCGTCCAACAAGTTGCTGCGGCGCATTGAGGGGCAAGGCGTTAACATCGCCGTGTTGATGCACGGGCTTGCAGTTGGGCCTATCAGCGCCCCATCGCTTGCCTTTGTTGCGTCCGAGTTCCTAAAGGCTGGCGGCGCTGTCGTCACCGAGGATGAAGTTTTCGGCTACATCATGACGGCAACGCAAGGCCAGATTGATGCAATCGCAACATCGGTTGCAACTGCAATCACACCAGTCGAGCCAAACGAAAAAAAGCCCGAGGCCCCCGCCGTCAAATCCCCGTCAGCGAAGACAGCGAAGCCGAAGCAATAGATTGGGACAGCCTTTATTTGATAGGGCGCGAGTGGGGGCTGTCACCAACCGAATTTTGGGAAATGACATTGCCGGAATGGTTTTGCGAATGGCACCACAAAAGCCCGCGTGACAAGGCCAACGATTATGCGGGCAATCTAACCCGCGCAACATTGGATCATCTGGCAGAGGACTGGTAATATGGCTGCGCAGGAAATCAAGGTAAACATCAACGGCGATACTAGTGGCCTTGATAGCGCACTATCCAAAGGCCAAGCTAACCTTGCGCGGTTTGCAAAGGTAGGTGCGGCTGCTATCGCCGCCGCTGGCGTTGCAATGATCGGTCTGACAAAAACAAGCCTTGCCAATATTGATACGCTTACAAAGCAGGCGCGCACGCTTGGTTTGACAACATCCGCATTCCAAAAGATGACGTTGGTAGCTGGTGAGGCGGGGATTGAAAGCGGCAAGCTATCGTCCATGCTTGGATTGATGCAGCGCAATATCGTTGAATTGCAAAAAGGCACTAAGCTGCAAACGGAAGCGTTTAGCAAGCTGGGGCTTTCGGTCAAGGATTTGCAGGGGCTTTCGCCGGATGAGCAATTTGCCAAGATTGCGGAAAGCCTTGATGCGATAAAAGACCCCGCCCAAAAGACGGCTCTGGCAATGGAAACATTCGGGCGTTCCGGTAAAGACGCCATTAATATGCTTTCGGATTATTCCGCAAAGGCTGCTAATGCCGCAAGGTTTCAAGAGGAATTTGGAATTGCCGTTTCGCAATTTGACAGTGAACAAATTGAGGCGGCGAATGATGCTTTCGGGCGGATTGGCATGGCGATTGGCGGTCTTGGCAACATCATGGCGGCTAACGTTGCGCCTGCCATTATCGCGCTGTCAAATGGCTTTCTAGAATTAGTAGGCGAGGGCAGCAAGTTTCGCGACGTGATCGGATTTATTAGCGATAATCTTGACGTGATGGTCAATTCAATCGGCGTGTTGGCTGTCGCGATGACTGCAAAAGCGATCCCAGCGATTTATGCAATGGTCACAAGCACAGGCTTTCTAACGGGTGCTATGGTGGCGTTGCGCGGGGCAATTCTTCTGACCGGCATCGGGGCGCTTGTTATTGGCGCAGGGTATTTGATAACCAAGTTTATGGATTTGGTCGAGAATGTCGGCGGATTCGGCAATGCTCTAACTCTGATGGGTGGCGTTGCCAAGGCTGTATTCAGCGGGATTGGAACAAGTGCAAGCGCGCTTGTGCCTGCAATGGGCGCAGTATGGTCAACAATCGCGACCGGCTTTTACACCATGATCGAGGGCATCCAAAAAGTATGGGTTGGATTTTTGCGCAATGTTAGCCAAGGGCTTGCCAACATTCCAGGCATGGGTGATGCGGCTGAAGCTATCGGCGGATTTGCAATTGTTGCCGGGTCTGCGGTTTATGAATATACAGCGGCGGCGAATGAAGCTGTGGCAACAACAAAGGCGCTTAACGACGAGGCGAAAGCCCTTGCAAGCGGCGGAGTTGATGAAGCGGCGGCAGCATTTACACGCCTTAGCGATGCAATCAGTGGACGCACTGGAATGACGTTTGGCGGTGAAGGTCTAGGCAATGGTTCACTGTTGCCGCCCGCGCCTGGTGATGCGCCAGCCGGTGATGGTGACGCGCCTGTAGTGACAACCACAACGCCTGGAGTTGCCGGTGGCGCTGGCATCGCTGCGGATATGGCCGCGCGGCTTGAGGCGCTGCAAGAGGGATTTGCGACCGAGGCGGAAGTGGTGGCTGAATGGTATGCGCAGGGGCAGGAAACGCTTGCTGGTGCGCTTGAGGCTGAATTGCTGACCCGTGAAGAATATGCGGCGGCGGTTGAAAATCTGGAGCGCCAACACCAATATAAGCTTTCGCAGATTAAGAGCGGATCAATGTCGCAGCAACTATCCGATGCGGCTGGGTTCTTTGGGTCAATGGCTAACGTAGTTAAGACTGGCGGCGAAAAGGCGTTGAAGGCGTCTCAAATCCTATCTGCGGCGCAAGGCCTAATCAATAGCTACGTTGCATTTACCGAGGTTCTAAAAGACCCGTCGTTTATTGGCAGGCCGTGGGCGCGTCTAGCTGCGGCTGGTGGCGTCTTGGCGGCTGGCCTTAACATGGTGCAGGCGATCAAGGGCGTAAGCTCTAGCGGCGGCGCTGCTGCATCCTCTGGCGGCGGCGGCGGCGGATCGGCACCGGCTGCGGCACTTGCACAGCAACCGGCCACGACGTTTGCCTTCACGTTGCAAAACGACCCAATGGGCTTTGGCGAGAGTTTCGCGCGACAGCTGATCGATCAGCTAAACTCAACGCAACGCAACGGCGGGCAAATTCGCGGGGTGATGGCATGACTTTGGACTTGGCAGGCTACACGGTCGCGACAAATCAGCCACTCAATCACGCGCGGATTTTGTGGTCGCCGATCACAGGCACAGTTACCGCCGACGGAACGCTTGGGGATCTTGCGGTAAATGATTACACGTCGCAGCGGTGGGTG